GTTGTTCGGCAAGTCTGGCGCTGAACTGGTGCCAATGCTGAATCTTGGCGGCGAAGCGATCGACAAGATGAAGGTGAAGATGACAACCGCCTTCGCAGAGAAAGCTGATCAATACTCCGACAAGCTAACGGCACTCGGCGGCAAGGTTGGATCACTCGGCGCCGACATCGCAATGACGCTACTGCCAGTGTTGGACAAACTAGCTGACGGAATCACAGTCGTTGTTGACTGGTTCAATAAGCTAGACCCAGGCATCCGTAACACCATTGTTGCGGTGTCGCTGTTCGCCATCAGCTTCGGCGCCATCGCTACGGTCATTGGCACGGTCGTTGGTGCGCTGGGCACGATCGGCACAGCCGTCGCCGGCCTGGGTGCTGCATTCGCCGGCACCGGCATTGCTGCCACGATCGCCGGCTGGTTGCCTGCGATCATCGGCGCCACCAGTGGGATCGTGGCGGCCCTCGGCGGCATCCTGACCTTCGTCACCGGCACGCTGATCCCTGGCCTGCTGGCGGTGGTGACTGGCCCTGTCGGTCTGACCGTGCTGCTGGTGGCCGCGATCGTGGCGTTGTTCATCGCCTTCCGTGAGCCGATCATGAACTTCCTGACCTGGGTATGGGAGAACCTGGTGGGAGGCTTTCAAAAGATCGCTGATTGGTATATGAATGTCTATGTTAAGTTCTGGGTTGATCTGTGGGCCAACTACATCGTCAAGCCAATTACAGATTTTCTGTCCTGGTTTGGCAATGTGTTTATGAAAGGCTGGGAAGCCTACGTCAAGAGCATCCGAGGCACATGGGATGCAGCTGCTGGGTTCTTCACACAGGCATGGCAAAATGCTGGCAACTTTATTACCGGAATATGGGGTGGCATCATCAATGGATTGCGAGGGATTGTCAATAGTTTCTTTGGAGCCTTCTTTGGCCAGATCAATTCAGCAGTTCGTGCCATCAATGTATTGATCGCCGCCTTCAATCAACTGCCTGGTCCTGACATCCCGTTCATTCCTCAGGTGCCTATTCCTCGATTCGCCGAGGGCGGCGTTGTTGATCGCCCCACCCTGGCCATGGTTGGCGAAGGCGGCGAGCGCGAGTACATCATCCCCGAGTCGAAGATGGCAGGCGCTGCAGCGGCCTACCTCGGCGGTGCACGCGGCGCGTCGGTGGTTGGACCCAGCACAATCAACGTGACCACCGGCCCGGTGCTCCAGCAACAGGGTCAGAACTGGGTCACGATGGCTGACCTGCAGCAGGCGATGCGTGCCACCGAGGCCGCCACCCTGCAGCGCATTCGCACCCCTGCCGGCCGCGCTGCCCTGGGCATCCGATGACGGTCGTCTCTCAGAGCCAGTTCCTCAGGGTCTACACCAGCGCCGGTGCAACCCTCCACCGCTGGCAGTCGTACTACGCCCACACCACGCAGCAGCACGCCGGATCGGCGTGGTCATACCTGCCGTTCGATGCGTCTGGCATCACAGCCGGCCAGACAGGTGACGAATCTGGCGTGACCATCACGCTGCCAGCTGTGCCAGCGGTGGTGGATGCGATCGAGCTGGCGATCACCCAGTCGCATCGGTGGGAGCTGACCATCTACCAGTTCACGCCAGGGCGCGAGCAACAGCAGATCCTGGTGGAGACCTTCACCGGTGAGATCGTCCGCGCAGTGGCAACCCTCGGAGCAATGCGGATCGACCTTGGCTCTACCCTGTCACCAGTGGGTGCGCAGATTCCACCTCGGACGCTGACCAGTAACCTGATCGGCAAAGGCTGCAGACTATGAGCGGGCTGATCTCTAGCGATCCACTGGCGACCCTGGCCATGGAGTCAGGCATGGTCCGGGCGCCACTGGCCGAGGGTGCAGCGCAGGGCGACACGCAGCTCGACAGCAAGCAGCGTGCAGCGGCCATCGGCGAACCGGTGCCGATCGTGTTCTGTCGCCGTGATGAGACAGCAGGCACGGGTGGGGTCCTGATCTCTCCAGCCGCCACTGAGGCACGGTTCAGCAACGATGCCAGCAATGCCGTCACGGCGTCCTACCACCTGGTGCTGAGCGAGGGGCGCATCGGTTCGATCCAAGTGCGTGATGTCTTCCAGCGATCCTGCCGGGTTGGATCCCACAGCCAGACGTATGACCGTCGAGCTGGCACGTGGGAGCCCGGCAACTACATCACGGCGCACGCTGGCTACACAACACCGGAATGCCCGTACTATTGCGGGACGATTGGTGTATATACCGGCATGTCAACGCTGTCGTTTACTGTTACGATCCCGGATGGATTTGATCAATGGGATCGACAAGTGCATTGCTTCATCCGAAACGGAATGGAAGTAACGCGGCTGTTGGATAACGTAACAGGATCCAGCAACAACTTCGCCGATCTATACAACTGGTCTCTGAGTAATTGCGCCAAGCTGAGCGCCGATCAGATTGATTACAGCAGCCTGGCAAGCGCAGCACGGTTTTTGCATACTAATGGTTTCAACTGTGACATCAACATCACCAAGAGTCAAAACCTTGGCGATATGGTTGCAGGCATAGCACCATACTTCTTGCTGACCGAGACTCGCGTTGCAGGTCGTCGCGGCTTACGGCCGGTGCTGCCGGTCAACAGCGATGGCACAATCAAGACAACACCAGTCGAGTGGACCTATACGTTTACGGAAGATCACATTTTGCCGGATCAGTTGCAGATTAGCTATGTGCCACCAGCTGATCGCAAGCCGTTTGCTGTGCGTGCAATCTGGCGGCAACAGCTTGATGATGATCATGGCATCATCCGCTCCAGTGAAGTGCGCCTGGCTGGAGAGGCAGAGGAAGGGCCGTACGAACAGCATGACCTTTCGCAATTCTGCACACGCGAAAACCATGCAGTGAAGATCACCGCATACATTCGTGCGCGACGGAAATACACAACGCACACAGCCAGCGTGTCATGCCGGACGATCGACTTCCCGCAGACCCTGCAGGCAGGCGACATCGTGCGACTAAAGCTGTACCGCTCTAGCGACATTGCAGCATCGGGGCTGTGGGATTACCTGTACCAAATCGAGCGCATCACCAAGACAGCAGCCGGTGATGTCAGCATGGATCTGGTTCATTTTCCGATCAACGGTTCAGGCGTGAGTCCTATTGCGTTAGCAGTGGCTGAAACGTTTGGGACTGGCATTATGCTGACCAGTAATCGCACGGGAGTGAGCTGCGACGCAAGTCCTTCTAGAGCAAGTGATACGAGCGTACCAGCGGAGACGTATCAGTCTGGAACATACGTTGCTCCAGTCAGCTACATATACGGCGGAGGCATCTGGGAGGAATGGTCGCAGGTCCCACCTGACATTGATGAAGAGGTGCCGCCAAACGTAATTCTCAACGAGCCGAAAGACCCGCCACCGGAGGAACCGCCAGAACAAAAGCCAGAGCCAGCGCCGGAGCCAACGCCGGAGCCAACATCTGGATTCACCGGAGCGTTTGCTCCAGCAAATTGGACTGTTAACAGAGTAATAGTCAACCCTGACTATCCCATGTCATTTAACTGGGGTGAAGAATACCCTAGCATTGGATCGCTTGGTGGATATGTTGAGTTCACGGCTACTACTGCAACATTGTACGCTCCTGTTGTATATTCACCATCCTTGCCAAATCTGTTTTGGCGAAGGTTCATCATTTCTATTACTCCTGCCTATGCTTGCACTGTTTCGTTTACCTGGACTTTTTACCCTCAATCCTATCCGCATTATCTAGACGATCTGCCAACCATCCATTATCCATTTGATAACGCAACTTATACATCGCCAACTGACACACCATACTCTGCAGGCGATCCACCAAACGGATTTAATCTAGCAATTACAGGCGCACAAAGCGGAACGCAGACAATCACAGCCGATGGCACCAATACGCTAGCTTTTGATGTTGACTCAATATATGATTCGATAGATAGTATCAATGAAACGCGAGGACGCCTAGTAATCAGCAATTTCGTCGTAACCCCCTTGTAGCCATGGCCCTGTTCCCCGCCCTCGCCCCCAGCACCAGGACCTTCACGCCAGGCAGTCATCCCTTCACCGCCTACACATCCATGTCCGGCCAGCAGAGCCGGGTGCGGCATTCATCCATCACCCTGAGCGGTCAGCTTGATCTGACATTC